ACTATAGAAGATGTAAACTTAACTCGCGGGCACATTTATATTGTAGGTGATACTCCAGATGCTGGACACGTGCCTATTTGGATCCAAGGACATGTAACTATCACTCCGGGCGGTGCTACCAAGGCCGCAAATGATTTTGGCCTGTTCCACGTGGCTGTATTACCTACAGGCAACTTCCACGGTGTTAAGGTAACTGGCTCTGCGGCTTGCCGTGTGTACTTGGAAGATGTTTATGTTTATCAAGGTACTAACGGTTATAGCTGTGTGTATCAAGACAACAGTGATGCGACTACTAAACTAGAACTGGTTGACTGCCACACTAGTAGAGCCAGTGGATCAACATTTTTAGTAGATATACAAAGTGCTTACTGTTTGATTACTAATCTTGAAACCAATGGACAGGGCCAAGCATTGAACTTTGCCAACTCGGCAACTGGAACTATATTACAAAGCACAATTGATGCTAATACAGGATCTGTTATTACTCTAAGCGGAACTGTACAGTTTGGCATGGGCGAATGTATTCTAAACAATACCAGTACCGAGGCCAACACATATGGTGTTACAATGAGTGGGACAGCAAGTATGCAGTTTGGTGTATGTACATTTAACATTCTTGCCGCACAGGCAACCAATCGTGCTATCAACGGTGTAGCCGGTAATGTGGTATTGTATACTGGTGCAATATTCCAATACGGAACTTGCGATAAGATATCAACAGCAATAACATTGATTGCTTTAGACACTACGTTTACCGCAGTTTAAAGTTATTTTATACTCAAACTTTGATCGTGTAGATCGCCGATTAATTTCATGAGTTTTTCTATGATTTTACTGTTACGCAGGGTCTTGTATACCAGGTTCTCAATACCGTATTCTCCGGTCTGTTTTAGGCCTAATTTGCGATAATTTCGAAGCATTTTGATAGTGTTTCGAGCCGTTTCGAGGTCGTTTATTTCCAGGGTATGGTCTATGACTGTCTTCCATATATTGCTCATTCTTTCGATTTCTTCTACATCGATCTCTTCAGGTGTTGCTGGAGGTCGTGTTACCCAATCCTGTTTGCCCAAACTGTAGGTGGCACTGACTGCGGGGTAGTTTAAGTCCTCTACGTAGACTTCCACGGGAATACCGCGTATGTTGATGTCATACTGTTTCTTATAGAGTAAGCGTTTAGTATCGAATAATTCGGCTGCTTCTCTATCACAATCCACAGTGCCAAAATCCACAATAATGTGCAGGTCTAAATCACTATGTTTGGTATAGAAGTAGCCCAACTGACTACCGGTCAGCACTAGGTCACTGACTGTAAATGGTACATCAATGTATTCAATAAAGTCGTTGGCTATCTTTAGTAGGGCTAGGTTAACTTCGGTCCGTAGTTCTTCGCCAGCCCAAAGTCTAGGGTTGAGACTGTCATGTTGTTCAAAACCAAGATCAAATTCAAGTATATGCATATTCGAATATTTATCAGTTAAATATATCATATGATTGAACAGACTTACCGAGGCTATCTATTGGCCGCTCATCCTAAACGACCCGACCCGCTATTGCGTAGAGGAGTTATGTTAATACTTGATCATGACAAATCTGGTGCTATAGGGCTACAGATTAATAAACCATTCAGCAGTGATGTCAGCTTTGACACTGTTATGCAGAACATGGGACTAAGCAATGATCAGAATCAACCCCTATACAATGGTGGTCCAGAAGCTACAAACAGGATACACGTTATACACAGCCTAGACTGGCACAGCGCAAGCACTGTCAAGGTAACTGATGAAATTGGAGTTAGCAACGATATCAGTGTTCTAGCTGCAATTTCTAATAACGAAGGTCCGGAATATTTTAGAGTAGTCGCCGGATATACCAAATGGTTGCCAGGGCATCTTAAGGGAGAGATACAGGGTGAAGATCCGTGGACCTTGTATCATTCCTGGACCTTTATACCTGCTGAGATTGATATCCTATTCGGATTAGATGATATAGACCAATGGCATAAGATCATTGCCGAAAGTGGTCGTATGCAGGTCAATACCTGGTTTTAATCTCGTTCGCTATTAAGCCCTGCTAAGATATTTCGAATATCGGCAACACCTTTACTGTGTTTAGATTTGGTCACAGGATTTCCTTGATTAGGATCCACTTCTAAAATTTCTCCTGTCTCAGGGTCTGTAGTAGTAGTCACTGTGCTAGTGCGCTTTAGTCCAGCATATACACTACTTCCCCCAGACTGACCACCAGTCTGCCTTCCACCACCTTGGTTAAAGCTAGACTCTTGTTCATCTTCACCTAGGTCAGTGATTCGTAGTGTTTCTACGTTGAACTCAAGATCAACTTTCTGTCCAACGCCCGAACTACTACGTGTCTTCATAAACTGGATTTGATAACGTCCACGTTCTTTCATAGCCCTACTAGTAAAGATACCAATTACATTGTCTGCTGTCATGATCTTACTCAAACCACCCGAAATGTGGCTGTGATCAAACTCAATTTCCTCAACTGCTGAACGATTTAACTGACTAGCCGTAACAGTAATACATTGTGTTTCCATGGCCAAGTTACGAATCTCTTCTGACACATACTTGTCCTTGACAAACAAGTCACTGGGACTAACTTTAACACTCAACGGCATCATTAAGTCTAAGTAGTCGATTAGAATAACATCGGGCTTACACCCTTTCTTAACTTGATACTCCTTCAAATATGCACGAATGTCGTTACAGTTTTTACCACTTGGCATATATTTGACCTGCAGGTGGCCCGCCTTCTTACCTAGCATCTTAACCTTGAGCTCAACATCGTCAATGCTCTTAAACACTTCACGAGTACTAATACCTGTCATCATAGAATCCAAACGCATAGATACTAGACCTTCAGCCAATTCAAATGTAAGATACAATACATTAAGTCCTGCAAGTGCCCAGTTTACTCCCAAGTTGGCTAAGAACAAACTCTTGCCGCCACCGGATCCTGCACAGAAAATGTTTAACTCACCTCGGTTAAATCCACCATAAAGTTTCTTATCAATGCTGGGCCATCCTGTGCTAATCTGCCCATTACCATCTTTAAGTTTATTAAGACGTGCTCTAGGATCTTCAAAATAATCAGTGCCCATGTCCTTGTTCAAACTGATCTGGATAGCGTCTTTAATCAGCTTTTCAACCGGACCATAATCGCCGGCCTCTAATAGGTCACTAGAATCAATGATAGCTCGCTCTAGGCCCTTATGTCGACTAAAGTTTTCAAACTCGTTCATTAACCAGTCGTAATTTTCTCGGGGCAACTGTACAGGATTTAAATCTGAACCCGTACTGGCATTGACAATATTTGCTTCGGGCATTACCTTATACTCATCTACATACTTGGTAATAAATGATGCAATGTCTTGCAGTCGTTGGTCAAAGTTTAGCGGGTCAAAAATGTTTTGGCAGCGGACAAATGTCTCTGCATCGCTCATAAACATTTCAAGATATAATTTTTGAATGTCGTAGTTGTAATTTGGTTTTACGTGTTTTTCTTTTTTATTCATCATCTTGTATTGCTTCTAATTTTTTCTTCATTAAATTTATTTTTATCTCACCTGAGACCTTGTAGTGTAGAATTGTGGCTAGCACATACAAGCGTCCATATTTCTTTACAGCATCTGCAATGTCTTTAACATCATCGCCCCACGGTGGTAAACTAGCACTCCATCCATTGGCAATTGCACTCTTGAGCATCTTAGCGCCTGGTCTATCTCTATCAGGTACTACTATAACTTCTCTTGCTAATGTATTCAATCTAGTCACTTGAGCTTCATTAGGCTCGTTGGTCATAATGCCAACACCGTCTACAGCAATGGCATCAAACTGACCTTCTGATACAATTACATACTTACGACTATAATGCTGGGCATCTATATTAAACACATAGCCGCTTTGGCTATCTGTAAGATACTTAGGCTTACCTGGCTTAATTTTACGTCCAGTGTAGCCTACAACTTTTCCATCTTGATAGAATGGAATTATAACTCTGTCACGAAATCCCGGGGCTGCACTCCAGTGCCATTTATACCACTCGTAGTTCATTCCCCTATCTAGCAAATAATTTATCACTGCTACGAGATCAGGGTCCTGACATCCGGTCTTTACCCATTCCCCTACACTTTTACATTCATCAGGTAACTGTTTCTCTAGTAGTGTTAGATTAAGTGCTTTCTTAAGTACTGGCTGATCATCTTTGATCTTCATGGTAGCCAGATTAAGTTTTCCAATATCTATTTCACTCATTCCAATCCATTGGAACAAGTTTCTTGTATTCTTACTTAGAATTTTTCCGGGTGTCCACCCTGCGGCAAATCCACAGTTAAAACAATGATAGACAAATCCATCTTTGTCTAGCTTGACACCACCACGTAGTCTATCATCTCTGCGTTCGCCTCTGTGAGAACAACAGGGCGCATCAAAACTCGTCCAACCACCAGAAGTTAGTTTTCGTTTAGGAGGAAGTAACGTCAGTAATGCAGATTGTATATCGTTCACACATACAGTTTAACTTCTATAGAGGATTTTGTCAACTGTTCCGGAGAATGCAGTATTTCTATTGTCCACATCAGTAGGGCCTTTAGCAGGAACGTGCTTAACTCGAATATATGAATATACCCCATTAAAATTAGCGTAGCCAATTCCGGTATAACCATTATAAGTTAATGTACTAACCACAGAATAGTTTTCACTGCTATCCGGAGTGTTGTCTAATGTGGCTTCAACGTAAACAGTGCCTTTGTAAGCGGTCATATAAACGGCTACAGTATGCAATGCTGAGTTTCCATTAAATGCTGGATCTGCATAAAGGTTGCCGCTGAAATTTTCATACAGACTAATTGCATCGTTCCATACTGGATTAAATGTAGTAACTGAAACGCTGTCTTTTAGCACCGGAAAAATATCATTACTTAGGTGTAGGGTACCGTTCATTCCATAATAAGTATTTGAATATGCGGGAGTATAACTACCATCAGTATCAAGTAACTTTACGCTATATTGATAGCTGGATCTATCTAAATCTAATGTATCACTTTCATTAAGCGTTAGCAGGGCCATGCCTCTTGTAGCAGTAGTACCAAGATCTAAAACATCTAATTCTTTCTCTACTATCAGTCGTTGGTTAATTGCATCAAACATACTAAACACAAATGTTTGGGTACTATGAATCGTAACCTTTTTCTGATCGCTGTTTTTAAACTGGACTCGAACTTGGTTCTTAATCCCTTTTTGTATTTTTAAGTCTCGTTGATACATAACCTGATTAACTCCCCTAGTAGTTGCGTCCAAATCTAATATAACGGCGAGAGTATTTGGATATAAATAGATTGGTAAATTTTGCATAAGAGTATTTATTTAAAAACAATGAGCGATCAGTTCCGAGACAATTTTCCCTTTATTTCATGCGTTAAATCGAATGATAAAGAATACGTAGGCATAGTCATCAACTTTGACGACTACATAGCCAGCATTTATGATTTATCTATGATACTAGGTGAAACAGAGCGCAAACTTTTCTTAGAAATGGGAGAAGTTTGGTGGTGGGAGAGCAATCGAAAAATACCAATAAACATTTTTCTAAAAACAGAAATGCAAGTGTTTAGGCCATTTATAAAAACGTTTAACTCAAAAGATGCAGAGTTAATATTTGGACCAACAGTAAACCTAAGTGAAATTGCTGAGAAACGTATTAAAAGAAAATCAATTCAATTAGTTCGATCAGTTAAGAGTAACTATAGCTAATCTTTTCACAAACTAAATTCATCTGTACTACCACTGCCATTGCATAGGCCACTGCATGAGCCTTCTTAAAGTAGTATTCACCGTCAGTGGGTTTCGTCCAAATCGTCTCCATAACCGTAGTCCAACTCTCCCCAATCAAATGTCTCTTGGCGGGGCGTATCATAGCCAAAACTGCCGCTAGTTGGAGTATACTCGTCGGTTTCATCTGTCTCAGGATGGAGCCGTGCCCGTTGACGTGAAATAGTAAGTTGCTGAAATCGTCCTGCTCTAAAAGGTCCCATAGTGGTTCTGCTTCCATTAAAGTGTTAAGATGGTTTTCATCTCTTATATCTTTATATATGCTTACATTCAAAAAATCTATCTTAAAGTACCCTCTATCCTCAGCTTTTTTATATTCTATGCTGGCTGTGTCTGTTAACGGATTATACGGTATAGAATGACAATATACTCCAGTATTGTGTTTTTTAAAAGTTCCATCTTTATCTACAATTGTCGCAGGGATGTGCTCAATAATATCAAGTACTTTAGTCCTATCAGCAAAGTCAATATCAATATCCGGCATGTCTAATTTCGTCGTATGATGGTGCGTAGTTACCGCGGCGTTGAACAGTAATACCTGCGGCTATGTTAGCAAATATTATAGCTTTTTCTATGTCTTTTGTAAAGAGATATTGGACAGCTAGTGCTGCCAAAAATGTATCACCGCATCCGCATACATCCATAACTTCTACTTTTTTGGTGGGATACATTTTGTCATTGTACATTGCACCCTTACTTCCTAATGTAACAATTAAATTGTCGTGTGTGGACGTAGAGTTCTTATATTCTAGTTCATTGACCTTAACAAACGTATCGGGCATGTTAAACATATTCAAATCTTGTTTTTTAGTGTCAATAAAAACAGGACATTCTGAATTTCTAATTAAAGAGTATATCTGATCGTCTGATAAAAATCCTTTGTTGTAATCTGATACAATAATAGCATCATAACTATCAATTGATTGTGGACACTGCCCGTCCCATCTCGGAACTACCGGTTCATCATCTACTCTAAGTAAATGTTGACCAGATCGGTCATCAATGAATCTAGTCTTTATAACAGGGCTATTGTTAGTAACAAAATCTGCATTAATGTTCAAGTTAATCAAATTGAGATTAACATTAGCAGCCATACCCTGCAGCTCGTAAGTATTGATAATTTTCAATACGGGAACAGGAGCTTCTGGACTTATTCTGTCCACAGTTCCTATATTATATTTGTCAGTACAACTATCACCGATTAGTAATACGTTGAATGATGTTTGTTGTTGAGTATCCATCTACTAGTTCCACAAATTTAATTTTTTTACAATGTTGAGCTCCGACAATTCTTTTATCTTTGTAATCGCTGCCCTTAACCATAATGTCTGGCTGATACATTTCTAGAATTTGTTCTAACTCTTCCTCGCTACTAAAAGTCCATACTGCATCAACACACTTTAATCCTTGGAGCATAAACGCTCGGTCACTTTGACAATTAATAGGACGATCTTGACCTTTAAGTTCCTTCACTCGGGCATCAGTATCGATTAACACCATCAAGTGATCGCCTAGACTTTTGGCATGCTCTAGTAGTTCAACATGCCCTCGATGCAATATATCAAATGTACCGTTTACAATAATCTTAGTCATTTCTGGCTATCACCTTTACCTACACGATAATTGTCTTCAACACTATCTGGTGTTGAGACTTCAATAACTGTACCTGCTTCAATACACTCTAATTGATGTGGCATACAGGGTGTATTGTGCCACACTGCACCATCACGCAATTCTTCTTCGTATAATTCAGCAGTCTTAGTATCAATCCATCGAACAATAAACTTGCCACTTTGTATATACCAAGTTTCTTCTTTGTCTTTATGGAAGTGCATACTGAACTTTGCGCCTGCGTTGAAGTTCATAAACTTTCCACAGTACTTGTCATTAGTGGCCCAAATAAATTCTGAACCCCAACCTTTTGGGACTAAACCTTTTAATTGTGTCATTCGGGTAGCTCCCTGAATCTTTGTAGAAAACTTTCTACATAGCAACTATATTCCCTAGGTTCGCTAACACTTTCTTTAATGTAGTGGATCCAAGTATGTCCTTCTAGCTCAATAGTATGCAACACATGAAATTTGTCCCCGTCGTTGCCGGACCATCTGCTTCCGTTTTTTGGTATTTTCATAATTCTCCACTTTCTGCTAATTTTAACATAAGACTATAATGTTCATGTGCTTTTTTTACTGCTGGATATTTGTTATACAAATATTTCTCGTGTTCTTTCTGTTCCATAAGCATTTCAAACATATGATAATGTCCTTGCTTTTTCATATTGTTAAAAACTTGTGCTTCAAAATCTGCAATACGTTCTAATTCACTTTGTGCAATCTCTACAGTATACAACGGTTCACTGTCATTTACAATATCTACAAGTGAGACTTTATTAAAATCCTGAGGATCTCTAAAATACTGCATGTTGATTCTGTGATAACGATGTGCTCGTTTATTTGTATCAAGTACACGAATTTGGTGCTGTTCGCAAAACTGTTTTATATTTTCCATAATTAGACATAGACCTTATCATCACCACCTGCTGGAGTTTTTACTCCGATAACAAATGACGGTTCGAGATAATTCGAATCGTTTATTTCGCCCGGCTCTAAAACAATGATGTCGCCTGCAATATACTTATTGCCATGAATCACACAGCTCCCTGAGATTATGAGTAAGGTTTCTGTACACATAGTATGATAATGAGCCTTGATAGGACCAACTGGTTCCGGAGTGTAACAAACTTCTGCCAGATCCGTTTGAACGGCCGCTTCCGGAAATGATCCTACAAACCATCCTCTAGCACCTGTATCTTCTAATTTAAAATATTTCACGACCACCTCAATATAAACATTGTTAGGTCAGCATCTTTTCTAAAATAAAATTTATCTTTCTTTTCAAACCATCTGCTACCTGACGGACCCATCTTTTCTTTGCACCATACTTGTGCCTGTTCATTAATATCTAGAGGAGTATTTTCTGCCCGAGCAATTTCAATCCATGTATATTCCATCCCCCAGCCAGACGCTTTGCCTGTTTTCATAGGACGCAATTCGGATTCGGCTCCGATATTTAAACCGCCAAACACCTGACTACTGATATTAGGAAATCCGGGAATAGTTGACATTAACTCCACCTTAAAATAAACATTGTGAGATCTTCTGGTTCTTTAAAAGAGAACGTAGTGTTACCAAACATGCTATGTATTGTCCAGCTTACCTGCATTTCAGTCCAGTCCTTTACTGTGCGTTCACTGATCCAGTTGCCAGGGCCGAACTGTTTAGAGCACCAATTTTCCATCTTACCATTTAGATGATATCGAGTATTATTAAATGTAATAAAATTCATCGCCATCTTAATATAAACATTGTACGATCTTTTTCATCGCGGAACCAAAAGCGTCGATCGTTCATATACCAACGGTGAAGCGGCTCTAGAGAACCATTTTTAGTTTCACGCCAAACGCTTCCAACTCCGCCGTAAGTCTGAAGAGCCCATTTCTCCATTTCTAGCCAGCTACCACCTATAGGTTCTATTGTATGATATTGTGAGCCATAGATAGTACCTTCGCTAAGAATTAAATCAGTTACAGGATTTAACATCAAGTCGTCCATTAGACGTTTATATGCTTGAGTGGCCCAGCTCTTTCCATGCTGACGTCCTAGAGACATTATTCGTTTACTTGTAAATCCAGTCATGACCACCTCAATATAAACATTGTAACATCTTTAGAGTTTTCAAATATAAAATCTCCGCCCCAACGTTCGTGTGAACCTTCACAGTTGTCTTCTAACCAACACATAATTTCAACAGCATGATTGTCGTCTATTGAATGTGGTAGCATAATACGAGTCCAACCTATACCTTGTAACATTCCCCAAAGTATTTCACGGTCAATTTCACGGGCCATAGCATTGCCGGCCTTGTTAATTATTTCTTCTTCTAGTGTCATGAACTATATCTCAATGAAAACCAGGTTGCTAACTTTTCTTCGTAAAAGATAAAATTAGTAAACCCTTTAACATCACCGATCATAGGATCCCAGCGGCTCTGATAAAAAGCAAAATCAAAATCTTTTCCCTGTATCATTCCATTAGTTCTCATCGCTTTAACAATTTCTATAACTTCATTAGGGTCTTTATCTAAAATTTTAATCACGGTCATTTAACTCCTGCCTCGACAAGTATTTCTTTAACAAGTGCTACATCTGCAGGAAATTCTTTAAATTTCTTTAACCAATACTTGATATCAAATGCAGGAGCAATCATAGCTAATTGTTCGTCATTTAGCTTACCTGCCATTTCTTTGCCAGTGTTACAATTTAACAATACCCAACAACTAATCTTGCCGTTGACAATATCATGTACTGCTTTGTTTAAACTTACGTAACTAAAGTAATGTGCAAAATTTGCATTATGCTCATCTCCCCATTCCATCATAGTTTGCAGGCTTCGTTGCACAGCAGATTCAACAGGCTCTACTTTAACCATATCAAAAAGATACTGCTCATATAGTTCATCTCTACACCAGTGATCCAGCTTAACTCCGCTCTTAATCACAAAGTCAATAAATCTATCCGGGTATAACGGATTGACATTATTAATGAAACTGCCAAATTTTACAAAGGCATTATAATAGGCACTGTTGCAAAAATGGTCATAGTTCTTAGAAACTTTGGCGCCTTGTGTAAGTTGATAAAAGCGATTATAGGCCATAAATCCCGCCTGGACACGCTTTTCAGTTTCTTGTAGTGCGCGGCGTTTTCTTTCGCACATGTGAGCAACAAGAGTCTTCTCTTTCATAAAACTCTTGCTACAATGTACGCAAATAAAAGGCTGTTCTACTAATGCAATCATTGATATACTTTTCTATCTTTCTTATCAAAGCCCATGGCATCAAATAATTCTTTGATGTCTTGCTCAGTCATTAGTTTAGCTAGTAATTTAATATCTTCAAGTTTATAAGTTGGATGCAATTCTGCTAACAACTTTTCAATTTTGTTTAATTCTTTTTTAAGTGCAGGCAAATATGGATGGAAACTTTTAATCCCTGCACCCACTGCGGAATAAAGTAACCAATGTAATTTTTCATGATTCTTACTTAGTTCCCAATGATTCTTATTGACCATTTCATTAGTCATTTCAACAAACCATTCCTGGATATCTCTATCTCTAGTATCGACATTACTGATGTATCGCATCAGTACATAAGGGCTAAATTCTTTTAGTTCAGCTTCAGTTAGATTATCATAAAAGCTATAATCTTTATTATCTACCGCCGCAAGTAATCGAGCTAAATCAAGTGCCCGTTTCTTTGGTTCTTTTTTAGGTTTTGTTGTTGCCATGATCTTTACTTAAATGATAAACAGTCATTAATTTGTCTAATGCAATTTTTACAGCAGGATTAGTTTCTGCAAGTTTTTGTATCTCTTGCCATTCTCCCCATGCCCCGAGTGTTGTGCTCGGAGAACCGCCGCCAATACCGAGACCGCCATTAGAATCGATACGCATCACTCCTTGCGCCATTATTCCATGGAACTTCATACCGGATGCCACTGTACTTCTTCCTTATCTTTACTTAGGTGATGTATTATTATACACTGTTCCAGAGCTTTTTGCAAGGTAGGATTCGTCCGGGCGGCCCGGCGGATTTCACCCCAAAGTTTATCTTCCAATATATGTTCATGTAAAGGTCGACCATCGTCTGTACGTGGATCCGTTTTACCCTCCATTTCATACTTGTAGCCGATTAGTTTTCGTTCAGTTTTGCCGGATTCTCTAGCGTAGACTTCTTCGCCGTTCCGTTCATAGACATAAGTTGCGCCTGGTGTCAAGGTACCCATATTTTTACCAACACCTAGTATAATCCACAATTTCACTTTGGCGGCTAACTTCTTTGACAAAGTAAGCACACATTGGTTTTGAACCTGCCGCTAACGGAGTACATAATAATTGTCCAGGTTTCATTTTAGGAAAATACCACTTAACATCTGGATAGATATCTATAATATCTATTTCATGAAATTCTGGTCTAAACCCATTAATAGGATTGAAACAGTATGTCTTAAATCCGCGATCATTTAAACTTGTCAGAGGCAATACTTCCATGTCAGGTCCTTCGGGATCTCCTACGATTGTACACCAGTCTAGTGGCATAGTAAGATCATATGGTCCAATTTTAAGCACTGCGGCTGGCCCTGTAAAGCTCTCAAGAAAGATAAGAGGGATAAAGAAATAGTCAGGGTTTTGATTATCGCTATTGTCAAGTACTGAGAATCGTAAGTCCTCATCTACTTCTTCGGGTAGATCATTCAAATAGAATGTTTTGTTTTCTAATGTTAAGATTTGCATTTTTAATATTTCACTTTTTGAATTTCGAACGGATAATGAGCATCTTTATAAAACTTCTTCCGTTGTGTAAGGTGCCGCTTGGCGTACTTAGTTGACGCTGTGAGATCCCAGATTTGGACGAAGTCCTTGTCGTCCGCTTTTCGAATGCCGCGCCCAATTGATTGTATAACCCGGACAAAGCTCTTTCCGGGCTCCAAAAGAACCATATTAAAAATCCTAGGGATATTAATACCCACAGCGGCCACACCATAAGTCGCCACAATAATCTTATTAGTACTAGTTTTAATTTCGTCATATGATTCTTTTCTATCTTTAGTTTTAACAGCACCTGATATGAATACGCTGTCTGTAAGTTTTTCAGTTAAAAATTTTCCGCATTCAATTCTATCTACTAAAACTAGCGTGTTGCCTGTAGCTGAGATATCATTAATAAGATTAGCAATAAAGGTTAATCTGTTCTCGTCAGTGACTAGATATTTTAATTCTCCTGCGTAACTTTCAAACTCTTTCCACTCTGCGGTTTGAATAATATTCACATGACAATCACTAAGCACACCTTTTTCTTGTAGTTCGTGGGCGGCGACTCTGTGTACAACTTCGCCAAGACTAGCACGTAATGCTTGGAATTCGTGGTCTTCTTTTGGAACGGTTCCAGTTAATCCCCAGCGTATGGGTGCATTAGATAGATTATGAGTAAGGAGTGTTTTTAGTACATCAGCCTTGGCCATGTGTACTTCATCAACCATAACCGTAGCAACACCATCAAGTAATTCTGCTAAGGTTAACAGTTCGGTATCTCGGCCAGAATCTTTAGATTTTTTGTCAAGAATATTAAGACTTTGCCAAGTACATATTGTATGGGTTTTATCTAAATCTTTTCTGTCACCGTAGTAAACACCTACGTCTAATTTACAGTTAATGAAGTCTTCCTCTGTCTGTTCCACAAGTGACTTGTTAGGAACAATGGTTATTGTCCGACCATATTTTTCACAGATTTTTGCCAATGTAGCAGTGGTAATTGTCTTGCCAAAGCCTGTAGCAATCTCTTGAATACTTTGCGGATTTTCTAAAAATTTATTAACAACTTCAACTTGATCATCACGTAGCCGAATTTTATCACCGGCAAATCTATGTCCAACAGGCCATGTTTGATCACCCCAAAAATCTTCAAAAACTTCAGGGAAATCCAACTGTATAGGACGACGATGATCTTCAACTTCAATATAATAATTTTTGGCTTCAAGGTACTCTAATACCTGTGGCAACATTGATAGATAAGTAGTGCCGCCTAACCCAAAGAAACTAATTGCGCCGTCCCATCTACCTAGTTTAAAACTAGGTCTATACCGTGCAGTAGGGTCTTCATACTTGAATTTTTTGACCAGTGCTTTGCGTGTATCAAGATCTAAATTTTCAATCTTGATATTCACTTCGTCTTTAATAACAATTTTACAGGTTGCCAAAATTAAAATTCCTTTGTTGTTTCTTTTCCATCATATGAATTACATTATGGTGCCATTTTAGTAGATTTTTAATAGAATAATGAATGTTATAAAAGTTAAAATTTACAACAGAATTAAATTTTATTTTTTTCTCAATTAATGTTTTAGGAACTTTACTGCTAATAAAGACTGCTTTACTATTTTCGGTAACAGGTGAGTTAAGATTGTTTTCTCTAATAAATTCATTGAATTTTCCACCAGTTTCGGTGGGTAATCTAAACAAGACACTTACTTCATCATTAGATATTCCAATTGACTTTAGAAAATTTAAAGACTGCTCTATTTTTTCTAGTTCAGTGCCACCTGGTATAACAAACAACACTGGCAACAACTGTTTTACAATGTCTTTAATATCATGAATTGTGGTTTTTTCCAAATTTATGGAAAATTCACCCTTAGGATCAGTCTGTAGGAAATTCTTTACGGCGGGCACAGCCAATTTCCATTCTTCAGAATCCTCAACGGCTCCGTCCCATGTAAAAATTCCTAATTTTCTTGCATAGAACAAGTTTTCAATAATGTTTGAATTTGTAGGTTGAGGAATTTTCGGTGAAATATTCAAAAATACCAGATTTTCTCCATTGAAAGAAACCATAGGAACATGGTTCTCAATATTGTTTTCAATTTCTTTGATTTGATTCTGATAATTTTTAAATTCTTCATCTACTGCAAAGTTTTCTTCAATGGCAATTTTGCTTAATAGGTTAAGCGAGTGTTCATCGAGTGAAAAAATCCATGATTTTTGCTCAGGATCCCATTGACTATAGTTTAGATTGGATTTTTGTTCCTTAAACTTAGCCAACAGGGCTTCGTTGTATGGAAATTCGGCTTTAATGGCCTTGCCGTACAATGTATGTGGAATAATGTTAATTCTTTTAAGTGCAGATACTGTTCTACGAGGAAGTCTAAATGTGGGATTTTCTAAAAACGGAGAAATTTGTGTACCAAACATAACATCTAATTTTGATGACTGTCGTTTTAATATTTTTACAGACAACACTTCTTGTTTTTCTGTAAATCCAGTGCCTCTGGCAATTTGATCATGAAAGCTGTGTATTAATTTTAAGTCATATGGATTGATGGTCGAATTTCGACTCATTGCCAATGCGATTACCAGGTCTTCAATATACATAAACTTATTATAACACAAAATAAAAAGGAGAGCAAGTCTCCTTTTTGTTTACAACACTACGTCTTCTAGTCCAGCAGTGCGTAACTTGATGATGTTGCTAAGTTGCCATTGCTTGATATCCAACGCTTTGATAATTCCTAGCCATTGGTTACGTAGCATGGCAAATTCGTTGATAATTTTTTCCATATCAACCACATCTGCTTCGCCGTCGACATACTTTTCTACATCTCGACTACTTAGTGCTCTTTGATAACTTTCTAGATACTTTTTAAATGCTTTACTACGTGTACGTCTTAATTCGATATTCAAATATTCAAGTACAGCTTCAAGCTCTTGAAGCTGATTGAATCGTTGTTCAACAATACCCGGTAATTGAGATGAAGCTTTTTCCACGTTTCCGTGAATCTTAACTTCATATCTTGCAGAATCTAATTCTTTATAAAAGTGCTCTATGCAGTCAGGAAGAAACGATATGTCTTTGCTTACTTTAGAGTACCATGACATAATTAGTCTATGTCTTCGCCGTAGTCATAGTCTTCTTCATCGATGTCGTCTTCGTCATCTTTATTTTCATCTATAACTAGCTGGATTGCGTTGTCGAGATAAGTATCGTATCCCATTAAACCTTCAAGGACTGATAATTCAACGTCTTTGCCTACTAAAAAATCAATATATTGATTTGCGGCAACTTCTTTGTTTTTATCTGAGACATATTCTCTGAATGTATCCCATACTTCAATAATTAGATCTTCTTCCATCATGCCTCCTCGGTGTTTTCACTTAGTACTGGATCTACGGCTTTTTCACCATTCTTGGAAATATCTTCCATCATGATTGTTAAGCCTTCTTTTTCGTTTCGGTCCCAAGCCTTGCGGAATTGTTTAATAATCTCACCGTCGGCTGTTGTGTAAACAAGACTGTTGCCTTCTTTCTTCAACATACCTTTAGCCTCAAACAAATCAACTAATCCACTAAATGGACTCATGCCTGTTGTATAGGGAATCTCTACTTGAACCGATTCAAACGGCTTTGCATAAC